ACGAGTAGTTTGAGTTGCACTTACAATTGGAACATTAGTTTCTACAGCAAGTCCACGAAGTTCTTCAGCAATAGCTTTAACATAAGAATATGAATTTACTGAGAAATTTGACTTATATCTACTAGAAGCACAGATGTTTAGATAATCAATAAAAATTACATCAGGTTTGAAAGACTTCTTAAGTGCAAGTTCATTAAGAAGTGCTTTAAAGTGCCCAGTATGAGCGGAAGCAGTTGGATATTCTTTAATGATAAAAGTTCCTTGAGTTTTCTTACTGATCTTGTTTAATCTACTTTCAAACATAGATTTTGGCAAATCAGTTATTTGTTGAATTGGTACATTCAAAAGATTTGCGTCAATTCGCTCAGCAATTTTCTCTTCTGCCATTTCCATTGTAATGTATAGAACGTTCCGTCCTTGCAGCAAGACGGAGCTAGCGACGTGGCACATGAATAGAGATTTTCCGACACCAGTACCAGCAAGCGCGATATTAAGAGTTTTAGGAGGCAGACCGCCTTTTGTAATTTTGTTAAAATACTCAAGATCAAAGGGAATTTTCTCCTCCTTTCTATGATAGTATTCATATCTTTCTTCATAATTTTGTAAATAATCGTGACCAATATTGTTATCGAAACTTACAGATAAAGCTTCTTGTAGAATACTAGGTATTGCATCTCTGTTTTTATTTTCATCTTGTCCATCAGCAATCTTAATAGATTCCATTAAAGCAATATAAATTGCACGATCTCTACACCACTTTTCAGTTACATTGTAAAGCCATTCTAAGTCTGCAGGAGAGTTGTCAAGAGATGATACATATTCGCAGATTACTTTATATGTATCTTCGGTAATATCTGTCCTCTTCTCAGACTCAATTAATAGTACTTCTTTAGTTGCAAGGTTTTCATAAGAAACCATAAACTTAGAAATTTCTTCGAAAACTACTTTCTCGTGAAAATTCTCAAAGTATTCCTTATGAATAAAAGGAAGAACTTTTCTACAATAATCATTATTGAAGAGAAGATTTCTAAGAATAGTAGTTTCAATATTTTCCATCATTTATAATCAAATAATTTTTTTAAGATTTGCCATAAGAAAATTCAACTCTAGCAATTTCATCTAAAGCTTGCATAACTTCAGCAGTAAAATACTTTTCAGGTTCTTTATAAATTTGTTTTGCATAGACTTTCTTAGTCTCACCATCAACAATCATTTCATAGCGACCTGCTAAATTTTTCCAAAGTCCGCCAATTTCACCGAGTTCAAGAAGACCATAATATCGATCAAGACCACGCTCATCGTAATACAAACGAATTTCCACATCTTTATTTTCCTTACTCAAACGAGACTTAGCAGTCTTTGCTCGAATAATATTTCCAATGACTTCTGTTCCATCCTTTTCTTTCTTTTTAGATAGATGAATAATAGTAGAAGCAGCATACTTAAGACCAGAACCTCCACCCATCTCTTTTGTAGGAACATAAGAACCAATGACATCATAGGTGTGGTTAGTAACAATCATAGGTATATTAGCTTGACCTAACTTTAATGTCAACATTCTGAAGGCACCTTTTATGAGTTGCGATTTCGTCATATCACGAACCTGCTTATCATTCAGTGCATCAGTAATCTCCTTTTCAGTTGAGAGCATTCCTAAAGAGTCTAAGACAAACATACAAGGTTTTCTTTCATCCTCAGGTTTCTTTAAGTAAATATCTACTGCCTTGAGTGCTTTACTACGAAACTCCTCAACAGTAACAACATTTACTACCACTAAACGATCTGTAGGTACTCCACGACTTTCTAATAGTGATTTAGTGATAGCTGCCTCAGTATCAAAATACAGGCAATATCCATCAGGATTAGAGTCCAGAAAATTCTTAACCACTGCGAGGCTAAAAAAAGTTTTTCCAGTACTAGACTCGCCAGCAATGGCAGTAATCTTATTCCCAGAAACACCGCCAAATATACTGCCTGAAACAAGTCCATTAAAAATGTAAGAACCTGTGTCAACATATGTTTCAGTTTCATCAATATCTGCAGCTAGTTTGGTGTAATCATCACCAATTTCTTTTACAATGTCTTTTAAAAAATCCATAAATTATTCCCAACGTAATGTATTCAAATATTCTAACACATTAGTACGAACATCCATAAGTTCATGATAGCACCTTTGATTGTGAGCACATTTTCTTAGTTCGGAATCAGGTTTGTATACAGACTCGATAAAGATATCAAGTCCACGATTCCACTTATCTTGCTTACTTTCCCCGTCGTCAGTTACATATTGATCATACATAAGAAAATTCTCCTAATTTTTTATTTTTTTGAATAACACTCTCCAAAGTCTTCCGTATAAATCACCACATTCGCAATGTTTTATATTTTCTAATATTAATCTTATTTCTTTTTCATTAAGATTTATAGTAAATAATCTACTCATGAGAAAAATAATTCAAGATTTACAGTCTTTTCAATATTCCACCCTATTGCTTGAATAATAGTTTTTAAAGGATCCAAGAAACTTTTTTCGAATTGAAGATCATAATCTACATACTTATTTAATCCAAGTTCATTTGGGAATTTTTGAATAAAAGACATAACATTTTCTCTAATTGGATTTGCTTTCTTTAAGTAGCAAAACTTAATTTTTTCTCCATTTGCGATCAATGCATACTTATTTTCAATTTTCTTCTTTTTAACATAGTGATTATATAAAAGAGCTCCTCTGCAATGAATTGGAGTTCCCTTAGAATAAATCGTTTGAGAATTTCTATACTTTTTAATATCATTAACGGACCTTGGGAATGAAATATCTTCAGGTGGCATATTAAAAAATTCACCTTTGAACTGATCGATAAACTTAATAAGATCATCCTCAGTTTGATTCATAATTATAGCAAGAGCTTCTTTAATCTTAGTTCTACAAGGAGAAGGTGTAGAAGATTTAACTGCTTCAATTCCCATCATTTTAAGTTTAGGTTCAGAATACTTTACTCCTTCACTATCCCAAACGTTAAGGATATATCTTTTCTTTGCAGTCCAAATACCACGATCAGCAATATTCTCCCTCTTCATCTGCATCTTCTGGTCATAAGCATTTACGTAGTTGGCCAATTCTTGGTAAGAACTTTCAATATATTTTTCAAGTTCCACCTTACAGACCTTATCAAGGAACGAAATAACGCTTTCAGTAGTTTTCTCTCTTCCTTTGAATATAGCGTCAACAAAAGGACCCATATTAAGATAGATAGAATCAGTATCAGAAGCAATAACATAATCAGTATTATTAGTTTTAAGTACTTTATTCATATAAGAATTCATCTTACTTTCAATCCAACGAATTGAAAGTTGTCCAGAGAGAGTAATTGCTTCTGCATTCTCGATTCGGAAATATCTAAAATATTCATTTCCAACCGCACCATAAGCAGAGTTTAGAGAAATCTTTTTTGCCATTTGAATATTATTACATCTGGCAATTTCTTTCTCTAATTCTATAGATGGATTCTTTTCATATTTTTTCTTAGCTTCGATCATCTTCTTTTTATAGATGACTCGATCGCTATACATCTTATCCATTAACTCTGGAAGGAATCCTCTAACATCTTTCCTGTATTGTGCTCCATTAGCGCAAACTGCAAATGGATGATTATCAGGTATTTCAACTTTTCCTTCTAAAAGTCTATCAACAGATACTCCTGGATATCTATCATCCAATAGAGTTTCTGGAGAGATATTATACTGCATAATCAAGTGTGGGTATAGACTGTTCAAGTCAAAACTTACAACATAGTCATACATCCCTGGAACTGGTTCTTTTACATATGCACCAGCATACTTAGAATCTTTCTTATTATCAGTCTTAAATGGAATTACAATATCTCTCTTTTTAAGATAGTTGTAGATAATTGAGTCCCACATTCTAACTTGGTAGAATACATCATTGTAATTACTTTTCGAGTCATATGCCATAGTAATGGCTAACTCAATAAGTTTCATCTTGTCTTCCAGACGGTCAACAAGTTTAACGTCAATGATATTGTATTCTACAAATTTATTCCAGTCTTTAGTATAAAAATCTTTGAAGGTTTCATACTCAGAGTGATCTAGTTTATTTGCACCAAGTTCAACAAAAGCAATATGATCCAGTCGATAAGACTCTTGATTTGTATAAGTAAATTTCTTATAAAGATCAAGATAATCTAGAACTGTAACTCCAGCAATCTGACAACGATCATTTTGCCTACCATTAATTATAACTTCGTCTTCAGTTACAATTCCCCAAGGAGAAATCTTCTTTGCAGTTTTAGT